GCACTAGAAACTTTTGAATTATTTGCAGTTGTCGTTGTTGTTATTCTTCTGCTTTTTGTTATTTCTTGTGCTGCACTATCAATGAAAGGAACATCATTTAAATATATAGAAGACATACCATTAGAAAGACCTTGTATTGGACCTTCTGATAATAAATCATAAACTACGGCGTGTTGTTCTTTGTCTGGACTAGTTCTTGAATTTGCTGCTGTTGTTGTTGTTTGGGCTCTTCCGCCTCTGCCTCCTGGTCCTGGCATTATGACACTCCCACTGAATTTAAGTCTCCAGAATCTAGAAATCCTGCGTTTGCTACTAATTTGTCTGTTGCTGTGCTGTCTCCATAACGATTTGAGTAATCTTTATTATTGGAGTTATTTTGAGCATTAGCATTACTATATACTTCTTGTAGTCTTCCTGGTCCAAATCCTTGATTTATTGCAGTTCCTCCTATTTTCATCTCTCCGTATAAAAGGGGAACAGGCTGTCCTTGCTCTATGTTATTACTTCCTCCATTAAATAGATAAGAAGGGTCTGCTTCATCTTCTGCGTCTGCCATAGACATTTCAGCAATACCCTGTAAACCTAAATTAACTCCTAAAGCAGCTACTGCGTAACCTTGCCAAGTTAATTGTGATGTGGTTGTTATTGCTCCTGTTGTCGTTGCTGTATTTGTTGCTGTTGCTGTTGATTTTGCAAAAGTTCCTTTGACAGTTTCAGAAAAAACAGCCTCAGTAGTTCCGGCTGCCATTTGTTCTGTTGCTACGGCATCTGATGCTGCGTTAGCTGGATTACCAACTCCAAAATTAAATAGCAGATATAACATTATAATTGAAGCAATAATTTTACCAATACTTTTTCCAGAACCTGCAGGCACTGGTGTTACTATTAATGTATCTTTTAATATAGGTAGACATAAATCTTCTTCTCCTATTAATTCTTCTCCACTTTCAAAACTAAAATTTATACCTTTATGATGGCAGTCTACTAAATACTCTTTGAATCCTTCAGTTTGACAATCTATAAGTTTTATTATATCTTGGACAGAAGAACTTGCAGAGCTCCACTCTGTTCCAAATTTCTTTCCTATTTCTCCCATTAATTTAACTTGGGTCATAAATATATTCTCCTCTTTCCGGTAATGATACGATTAAATATGGTATACCTAAAACTTTTGACATATGTCTATCATGGTTGCTTGGGTGACAATCTTCCTCATAGTGACTATGGACTACATATAATATTTTTGAAATAATCGAATGACGAATGTATTCCTTTGGGTCAATTAAAAAAGATTTTTCATTTTCACTTTTATTTTCTACAGAAATAAATTTAATTTCGTCATCTTTCTGTACTATAAGTCCGCACCCTTCACGAGGTACCTCTTTTTCCATATGACTATATATTTCTGGTAATAGTTTATTTAAACTTTCTTGCACCTGGGAAGCCTCCAAAAGGTAATTGCACACTAGTATCAGTTTTAGGTGTTCCTGTTGAACTAGCAGTATTTGCACTTATAGGATTAAATCCATATCTTTTATTACAAGAAGTTAATCTTTTACCACAAACATCTCCCATTTCCCAATAAGAACCAAACTCAGGAGTTTTATTTAAACTTCCCATTTTAGTTTTCCATAATCTTGTAACACTACTAGCCGTATACTTTACATAGTCATTATATCTATCATCAGTATACGCATAATAAGTCTTTGAATTATCCCATGTATCAAAAAATCTAACTCTTTGAAAGTTAGTATTAGTATCTGAAGGAGTTCCAGGACTACTAGAAGATGCTGTTGCTTGCCAATAATCATATATAGTAGAACTATCAGCAGAAGTATCTATAGTACCATCTAACTTGTATCTTCTTACTCCTGAAGTTGTTCCTAAAGTAACTGATGTTTTATAGTATTGATTTATATTTACTGCACCGCTAGAATAAGTAGTAAAAGTTACAGCGCCTGTTTCTCCAGGACCGGGTACTACATATTCATCATCTTCATTTACATAAACTGTGAATACTACTCCATTTATTCTATAATTACTTTGAGTATGCCAAACACACCCACCTCTTTTTGCTGCTTCAGATTTTTCTGGAGAAGCTCCTTGATATAGCCAAGGACATGCATTATGCCCTACTACTCTATAAGGTAATAGTAAGTTTTCTACATCAAAAGGACTTGTTAACTCAAAAGATAATTCTACAGGTGTTAAAGCTTCAATTCTATCTATAATATATATTTGTCTTGGAAACTCTACTGGTGTGTTGCCTGACCCGGTATCTGCACTTCCATCTTTTAAGTATTTTCTGAATGTTCTTCTTCTATATACTTTTTTGCCTATTAAATCATCTGCTTCTAAACCTCCTAAAGAATTATCAAAAGTATTTAGTACATTCGCTACTGTTAATACAGGTCTAGCATTAGCTCCAGTGGTTCTATGCTCTAAACCGTCTACACTAATTGGTAATGCTTGATAAGTATTTAATTGAGAATTTGTATCGTAATCATACATTTGAACAGTACCTAAATCACTATCTAAACCCCTAGTAAAATATATTTTTGTTCCAGCTGCTTCATCAAGTGTTATCTCATAGAGGCTTACTACTGCAGAAGGTTGTTCTAAACCTTGTATTTCTTTAAGTGCTATTTTTTCTGACATTATGCTTCATAAACTCTTTGTACTTGTACTGCTAAATTATAAAAATTATCGTAAGCCCAAGTTTGATTCCATGTCCTACAAATTACTTTTATAGTCTCAGTACCATTAGTATCATCAATTGTCATTTGAAATTTAGATACTCCTCCTAAACTTTCAAAAAACGCAACTAAATCGTCAATTTCTGCTTTCGGTCTATTACTGAAAGTTATATTCATAGTTTGAGCTAGATTATTTATTCCATCTGCTATTCTTTGTTCATATCCATCTCCAAAAGTAGATACATGAACTGTTGGAGCAGAACCTCTAGTGAAGCCTTTATCCACTACTACCCCGCCAGAAAATCCTGATATATTTGCTCCTCCATTTTGAAATAATGCTGTTGCCATTTTAACTTAATACTCCCCCAGGTCTTTTTTCTCTTTGTATTGTTTCCATAATAGATGCTTGAATTAACATACCTAATGCTTTTCCTTGTGCTCCGTTTCCTGTTGATGACGCATTGCCTCCTGCGTCTACATTTATAACTATATTATTTGTACCTCCACCTTTCATGTCTACAGGAATACTTCTTCCGTCAGGTAAGGGTACTACGGCTTCATTGTGTTTTCCTTCTCCTACTAAGTAAGTAGGTTCTGTTGCTATTCCGCCAGCTCTATATCCTTTTATCATACCTCCCTTAGCCATTGGTATAATTCCTCCTTCGGCCATTGGAATACTAAATCCCATAGAACCGAGTAATTTTAAAGCTACCATTTTTGCTAGTAATTGAGCCATCATTTGAAACACAGACTTAAGCATAGATGTAAAAGCATCTTTTAAATCCATAGTTCCTTGAATTAATCCTGAAATTGCAGTTTGCATTGATTGTGCAAAAGTATTTACAACAGAATCTCTTAAAACCATTAGTTCATTTGTTGCTCTTTCTGCAACTTTTAATTGTGCTTGTAATTGGGCAAGTTTAGTTAGTTCATTGTCATCAGCTGCTTTATCAATTTTTTCTTCTGCTGTTGCTCTTTGTCTTCTAACTTCTTCTATTGCAAAAATTTGTTCTTCTATATCAAGTACTTTTGCTTTTTTCTTAGCTTCATCTACTACTAATTTTGGCATACCTATTGCGTTGTTCATAAGATTAGTTTGAATTTCCATTCTTTTATTCATTAATCTATCTTCGGCTTCCATTAATTCTTTTTGTTTTGTTCGAAGTGCTATTCCAAGCTCAGCCATTATATTACCTTGCTCTTGTTGAGTTAAATTTTCTTTTAGTATTCTGCCTACTTCTTTTCCATCTTCCATAACTGCGACAGTAAACTTTTTCATTATATCGTTATAAACAGTTGCTCCTAACATACCTTTAACACTATCTTGAGTAACACTATCAAGAAGTTTTTCTTCGTCACCTGTAATTAAATCTTTTAAATCTGGATTAGTTAAAACTTTTGCGGTTTGTTCTAAAACATCTCCCATATCTCTAATTGAATTTGTCATGTTAGTTAGATTTGTAGAATTTGGTCTTAGACCTCTTAATGATTTAGTAAAAGCTTCTCCTGTATTTTTTAATATTACAGGAGCATTTGCTAATTCCACTATATCGTCTATTCCAGGAACTCCATTAGTTTCTAACTCTTTCATTACTTTTATAAGTGCTCCAAACTCCTCTTCTGTCATATTTGTATCAGTAGTTGCTCTACTTAAAGTTTTTAGCATTGCATTTATTGGATCTCTACTTTCTCCTGTAATACCTTTTGCTGATTCAAACAACATTTTTCTTGTATTCTTAACAATATCTAATTGGTCTTCATTTAGTCTAGTTGTTTTTTTGATTTGAAAGGCAATTATTTGTGATATAGAAGCATCTCCTCTATTTTTATTTTGTTGCATTTGTTTAAAACTACCTAAACTTTCTGTTCCTCCAGCAAACTGAACATTATTAAGTAATTTTCCTTTTTTAATTAAATTTGTTAATACTGTATCAGTCATTATTAAATTATCTGCAATTCTTTTTACTTCATTTGCTGTTCTTTCAAAAGTATCTGCAACTTCCTGTTGTTTTTGTTTGAAAGCCTCTGCTGCTTCATCTGTTTGTTTAAACTTTCCTATGACTTGACCTAGTACTCCAACTAAAGTTATAATTAAACCTGCCCACCCTAATGCTGAAATTGCTCTTGATAGTGCCATACCCATAGCTTTAATTGTTCCTACAAATTTTCCGTATTCTGCTTGCATTATAAGTAATTCTGCTTTCCATTTAGCTCCCATTTTTTTAAACATGCCACCTGACTGTGCTTCCATTTGAACATTATGTGCTCTAATTATAGCTACTGTTTTTTGAGATTCTAATCTTTTGTGTCTTTCCATGTCAGAGAATTTTGTTTTTTGAGATTTCATTGACCTTTCAAACATATCTAGTTTTTTGGGGTCTTTTAAATTTCCAAATTTAGCTTGTCCGTCTTTGTTTAACATACCTTGTAAACTTTTTCTACCCGATTTGGCTGATGCAGCTACATCTATATCTGGTACTTCTGGAGTTATTGCTCTCAAAATTCCGGAACCTAGTAAAGCAAAGGACCCTGCCAATGCA